GGGGCGCGCGTGCCACAGGGCCGGTTCTTTAAACCGGTCTCCGATAAGATCATACAATTGTGTGACAGTGTGTTAAAGATCAAGGAATCGATGGTAGATGTACCGTCCACTTTCATTAGTGAGAGTTTCATGGATTACAAGAAGACATTGTCATGCCCCCCCCCCACTTACGAGGCCGTTCGGGCCGAGTGGGTTGAGGGGATGGACAAGGACGAGGTGAGTATCGTCGTTGAGGAGGAAGATTTCGGATTGCGTGGCAGTTATTGCCCTGGGAAGAACCCAGTGGTGGAGAGACTAATCGAGCGTGCGGGCCATAAGGCCTTCGCCCAGCTCAATCGGGATCTCCGAACCGCGATCACCAGGACATGCCAAGAGGTGTTCCGCCCAGTTCGGGCGGTCGCCCAGGACGTGATCCCTTCCTCCTCTTCTTCGTTCGAAACGACTCGCGGCCAAGGGGGCGCGTGGCAGGGGCTGCTCGATGAGCAGCATGATCCGTCTACAGTTTGTAGTTCGGAACTCTATGGTATGTATTACCACCCTTGTTACGGCCTACTCGAGGTCCGCGGTTACCCTCAACAGGTGCGAGGTGCCTACGTGGAGGCTGGGGAGAAAGTTCCGGCGCGGGTTAGTCCCGTGCTTGAAGCGTGTAAAGTCAGGTGGATATCCATCGGTCCGCAGAACGTCTACTACCGCGCGAAAGCGTGGAACAGGGACGTCTACGGGCAGATGCCATACCACCCAACGTTCGCCCTTACGGGGCGGCCAATGAGCGTCGAAGACGCCAACCGGTTCACAGACACTTACTTACTCTCCGGCGACTACAAAGGCGCCACCGACACGCTTGATAAAACGTGGTCAGAATTTACCCTACAGGAGATTACCAGGCAATTATACAAACATTGTTCTGGGACAGACTCGTGGGAGGTTCAGTACATGGGGCTAAAAGACGCCCTTACTGGACATCGGATGGAGTACGTGGACGCTTCGCGTCAACGTCACAGCTTCGACCAAGAAAACGGTCAGCTGATGGGCTCATTTATGTCCTTTCCAATCCTCTGTATTCTGAATGCGTCCGTCAATCGCATCTACCTTGATCCTACCCTCTCGGTTCCTCTCGCGGAACTCAAGATGCTGATCAACGGGGACGACATCATGATGTCCTCTAATCAGCCGTTCCAGGATTGGGCCCGCCACGTAAAAGTGGTGGGCCTGACACCGTCGGTAGGGAAGAACTACGTACACACGCACGCGATGTGCATCAACTCGGAATTTTACAACCGGGCTGACGTAGGACTCCCCTTCACACGTGTCCATCCCTTCAGGATCAACTTATGTTACCTGCAGGCGAAGGGCACCGGCAGTGGCTTGTTTGGCGATCACGTTAACCGACCAGGCTCCGAAAGACTAGCTACGCTAGGCGCTGCGGCGCGTATGCTAGTGGAACACCACTCCCAAGAACACCGAGATGTTCTACTCAGCAAATTCATCGCTGAGAACCTGACTCTGCTAAAGGGGACCAACCGTTGTTGGTGGACCCCCGAAGAGTTGGGCGGTTTGGGTCTCCCTGTTAATGGGGAGAGCGTGAAACGGGTCAGTACATTAGGGCGCTTAGTCGCCACGTATCTTATGACACGTGTTACCCCACGGGATGCATTAATATACGCGCCTCGTGGCTCAACCAGCTTGACCGCAGCTTGTCGGGAGTGGATGAGTGTAAACAGCAAACTTATGCCTTATTTAGGGTGTGAGTACCGCTGGCTGGAGG